TTCGGCAGTGACCGTGTCTCTCCCACATGCCTTACAATATCTTGCGGCTAGGTACACTGAACTCTCGAAGACCGGTTTCATAATATCAATTGCGGCCTGTTCCATCTATAAGGTTTTTAGGGGCCTTTTCTTTAAGATGGAGAGTCATAATACACGAGACTGTAAATACGAGTCCCCCCATTATAACTAGGGTTACCTGGCGGATAATAGACTTTTTGTTGCGAAAATGCGTAATACTGATAAGATGTACTCGAATTTAAATAAATAAGTTTACTTGGCATTTGATTAAAGGTAATAGAAGATACCGAAACCGAACTCGAAAGTGTAATGCTATTCGTGGTATAATCTATATTTGATATTGTGTTTGTAGTCCCATTTACCGTCATTCCTTTGTAAAGTTTTGTGGCATCCGAAACTTTGTATACATTCTGACCTAATGATTGGGCAATGGTGACTGTCACATTCCCAGAAACTGCGTAAATAGGGGTCCAATTAGTTCCATCATTACTTCCAAGTATTGTATAATTGAGAGCATAAAACTGAACACTATTTTGTAATACAAATAAATATTTTGCTTTTATTCCAATTGGGAATTTTATCCATACATACTCGCCTTTTACCCCACTTAAACTATTGTACCATTGATAAACCCCAGTTTCATAGTCATATGCGTATCCAATAGAAAGCCAATCAGTATAATTTTTGTAATCAAAGCATCTTATACCAGAATTGTCTGTTGATGTGTCTAGTACGCTGCTTGTATTTACTATGTATTGACCATTACTCCACGTAGAGTTTGATAGAGTTGAAGTAAAAGTAGTGTTATAGTTACTTATTACAAGAGTACTATTATTTAAATTAAATGCGGGCCAAGTTCGATAAGTAGGTGGATAAAAATCAGCAATTGGTAGAGTACTTACTGGATGTAATCCTATAAGATTTTTATAAGGTACTTGGAAAAAGTCATTACTGGGTACATTTGTATACGTTGGGTTCAAATTTCCGACCGGATCAAAAATAAATTCAAATCCAAAAATACCATTACTATAAAAACCAGTCTCACTATTCCCAACTAGGATAGTGTAAGTAGATGCCGAAACTGATGTACTTACTGTATTTGTAGTCGATTCTATTACATTCCTGTTTATGTAACCACTTATGTACATCGTACCAGTGAATCTATTAGAAAAAATTCTAGTTATCGTCGAGTATTGGGTTCCTCCCGAATTATTTTGTATTTGGATAATCCATTTGATTTTACCTAATTGGTTCATTTTCATTATAAATGTCCCTCCATATGCAGACCAACTGGGAGTAAAACCACCTCCAGTTATTACCGAATTTGATGCGTAATCGCCGACAAAGTAAATATTACCTAGGTAGTCCACTTCAACGAGACAATTGTAACAAGGAGAATTTGAGACAGTCACGGACCAAGACTTGCTATTCAGTGTCACTTTACTTGTAGTCGAGTCTACAAAAGAAATGTAATAATTGTCGAAGCGATCCAGGTACGAAAAACATTTTGTACCAAATGGACCTGAAAATCCGATTGTTTTGAGTGAAGAATCTAGCTTATACTCGTAACCTTTATCAACATTTTGTCCAACTGTTACAACCAGTGGAAGTGAATTTAGAGCTGAACCAGGAGTGGATATAGAACCACCAGGACTTGTACTCAGATAAAATCCAGATGATACTACATAACCTTGTTTAATAAATCCAGACGGTAAACAAGAAAATGAAACGTAATCACCCACTTTTACAGGAACAGAAGTAGAACATGTAACCAAACCTGATAAACTTACTGACACAAGTGTACTATAAGAAACCGAATCATTTCTGATGCTGTTGACATATAGGGTACCATTTGCATCATTTGTCAAATTATTGGAAACTCCAGCTCCAGTTATTATAGTCGAACTTGAAATCTGGCCACCACTTTTGTATATTTTAGATACATTTATGTCGGTTGATTTTTTCATAGATTGTTGGAAAATATTGTTACGTTGAAATCTTTGGTATGAAGGCGGAGGCATTCCAATAGAATCAGCTAGTCGCGTACCAGATATATTATTTCCTCCGCCTGCCCATATTTTACCAGTTATGTCTATCGCTATTGAATAATAATAGCCAGTTGATACTTGGGACATTTTTGGAAATTGTGGGAAACTTATAAAATTTGATGCAGTCGGACTAATTGAACCAATAGGTTCAATACCTTGGGTTATTTTTGAGAAACTATTTAAAATACTTGCACTTCCATCATATTGACCCCCATTATCACCCTGCATCCACATGTACCCATCTGCATCGATTATGAAATTTGTTTGTAATGAAGGAGAAGAAGAAATACTCGTTACGGGAGTAGGTCCAGAGAATCCTATCGTCGCCGCATCTGTAAAACTTGTTAATCCTCCGATTCCTCCGGCTAATAAAACAGTTCCACTGGTTACTAACATCGTAGTGTCTGTTCCACAAACTACACTGCTTACATATGATGCGCAGCTCTGAAACGAATTTACTTGCCCTCCAGCGCTTCCTGTACCTAATTGTCCATTCGCATTACTTCCCGTAATATAAAGATAACCGATATCATCTACATATGCAGAGTTGTTCTTTCCGGCCGAAATCTGAGTGACTGGATAAGTGGATACTAACTGAAATGTTGTGTATTGTGTAGTATTACCTGTACCAAGTTGTCCACTTGAATTAAGACCCACTGCCCATAGATTGCCGGTTTTACTCAATAAGACTGTATGATAGTCACCGCACGCTACATTTGAAAATCTATTAGATCCGAGATTCACTTGTTCGTAAGAAGTTCTATTTGTAGTATCTCCAAGACCAAGTTGTCCATTTGAATTTAGGCCAGTAACCCATACTCCTCCATTTGAATCTACAAGGACTGCGTGGTTTTTTCCGCACGAAATATCAACTATAGTTACATTTTTACCTACAAGAGATTTTGGAACATAAAACCCCATAAATGCGGGATTTATGCCCGAGTTCCCGTCTTCTCCATTCTTATTACTCCCTCCATAGTAAACAACTCCTTTGTTGTCTAAAGCCAGTGACATGAAATTATTACAAGAAACTTTTGTAATAACTGCATCGGCTGATGTGTACTGTTGAATTTGACTTGAAGAGTACAAATCGGGATACAAATATGTAAGAAGGGGATTTGTACCTGCTAAATTTATTAACCAATTTATAGTCCCACTCGGAGAATATTTTAGTAGACACCCACCTAGAGGTCTTACCGAATACACTGACTGGTCCTTATTATATGCGTTTCTAGTAGACATCATTCCTATGTACTGCGAATCGTCATAATCAATAACACTCGAAGTAATTATATTCTTTATAGCATATGAATCGGCTAATAAAAGAAAATTAACAGTTATGTCTATGAAGCCTGTGTTTAGAAAAATAGTACCGTTGTAGCTAGTTTTTGAATCGGCGCCTCTCTGGTATCCATCTATAAATAAATTTACTGTTTGGTCAGTCTTTACATTCAAACTAGACAGTTGTGAATAACTTTCAACACTTAGTCCACTCCCAGGAGAGTACGAATAAGAAAACGTTGAAATTGGAACTTGTACAGTAATAGCACAACTTACAGTATTGTACCCGGGTGCAGAAAAGGAGGTAACTATGTACGTATCTGTAAATATATTATTTATGTTTATTACACCAGGAGTGTATACAATGTTGGTATTGACCGGATAAATTGAAACCACAAGAGGAGTTACGACTACATCAGGTTCTATATAATAAAAAATGGATATAGAATTTAAATAGTACCTATAAGAAACCGTAACCGGAAGATCTTGCAATGCAGTCAGAGTCTGGTCCTGGGCCGAATTCAAAAGTAACTCATGTGAATCAAAAATGGGTAAAACATTTGAAGAGTTGAAATAAACAAAATTGTGACTCTGGGCCCATATGTCAATTTGGACCTGGTCAGTATTTGGCAATAATTCAATCTCAAATCTTTGAGTGTCAAGCCTAGAAAAATTCATAGATCCAGACGGGGTATCAGGGTCAAGGCAAAACGAATAATATGGAATGGGCCCAGAGGCCACGCACTTGAAGATCTTGAGGGGCTCTACGTACTTGAGGTACTGTTTATTGAGATTAAATCGTTCCTGGCCATCAGTCACCAAACGGACGTTATTGATGTAGTCGACAAAGGCACCTGCAACCTTTGCAGTAAAAAATAAGTGGTACACTGGTCCTACAAAGGATGTATCAAATTTCACGAGAGTTGCTGAATTAAAAATTCCTCTTACGTTCTGATTCTGTGTAACTCTTTGGGTAAATGTAGATTTCGTTGGATCTTCTATGAGGGAATAATCTACAAGAAAGTACCCGTTTAGTTCTTTATTTGTTATTCCTTGCGCGAGACTAATACGTATACTTGGTACAGTGACCATGTGAAATCCAGACTTTAGTATGGAAAATGGTATATCTAAAGTAACCAGGGGACCATTTAAATTATTCTGGTACACTGTTCTCTTTTCTAAATTGGTCCCATAGTCATTTAGAATTTGTAAAAAATCTCCAGTTATGCTTTCGAGAATATTGTCTCCTACTAAAAATTCAGCCTTGTTTATTATTTGTTCTTGGAGAGTATTCGTTGTAGGTAAAGAAAGTACTAGACGGACCGAAGTGATCATGTCGCCTGATTTCGGAAGAATAACTACGTATTCCGATCCTAAAAAAATCCTATGAGGAAAATTCACCTTTATAGATTGACTACATGTCTTTGGCAAATTCATGCCTTCTCTATCTAATTCTAGGAAATTAAATATGATGAAGGTGCGCCGAAGCTATAAAACGAAGATTCAAATAATAGACCAGAGAGGCCATTTTCTATTTTAAGAACGTTAAAAGTCTCTGACCATATGTTTGATCCCGGTAAGATCCACGTGTTTGAGGTCGAGTCAAATACTGGAGTATTATTAATGTTTATAGCCTTGTTTCTTATACGACTCATATTCATTGGGCCCCTAAAAACATTTATGTACCCTGTAGTAACATTTAATAGGTTATCAATCTGAGAAACGTTACTGGTGTCCGAGTCAAAGAGTTTTTCCCCATTTATACTGAAATCATACGGACTATCCGACATTAGCTTTGTAATTGGACTTTTTATGTCTAGAAGACCGCTCCCGTGAAATGTTTGAACTTGAGGTACTATCAAAGTATATTGGGCAGGAAGTTTTGTAGACCCGAAAGAAACATAGTCAATTATAAGAGATTTTTGTTGTATTTTAGTGTCTACGATGACCTGAACATCTTGATTCACAAGCAAGTGCATAGGTATGTTATTGAGGAGACCGGTTTTCAAATAGTAGATCCTATCACTTGATGAAATATTTTTGTCGCCCTCAAGTAATTTCAAAATAGGTCTATTTTTATAATTATTGGAGATGTCCTTTTTCATCTTGAGATATCCGCCCGGTAATTGCTGAATAACTTGCTTTCCGACTGACAAACTTATGGAATTTATATAGTAATACATTGTGTCATCTGGATAGGTATCAATTCCAGTATCGTAAGCTCCTGTAATATTTGGATCACCTGCAAGTGTTGTTACAGTATATGGGCTACTCGTACTTATTTGTCTAATAGTACTATTTCCAGTATCGCTTAGGTAAATCAATGTTCCATCTTTAGATAGTGCCGAACCTTGAATTGTGTTAAATACGGCACTGGCACCGGATCCATCGACTGCCCCAGGGGATGATTGTGTACCTGCTATTGTAGTTACAGTATAAGGAGAAGCTGTAGTCATTTTCCTCACCCTATTTGAATCTCCTATGTATAAAATACTTCCATCTGTACTCATTGTGAGTGCCTGGACAAAACTGAAATAAGCACCAGTGCCATTTCCATCAGTTGTTGCGCTATTTCCAAGATTTCCAGCGATGGTACTGACTGTATATGGAGATGTCGTACTGACTTTGCGTATAGTAAAATTATATGTATCTGATACATATAGATAATTTCCATCCGGACTTACGACGAGAGCTTGGGGGTAAAAAAAAGTAGAGGTGCCTACGGAGCCATTAGCGTGTCCTTTTGTTCCTGCAATACCTGCTATAGTAATTACTGGGTAGTTACCTGTAGTGCTGACTCTGCGAATTGTCGAATTTTGAGTATCTGCTACATACAGGTAAGACCCAAAAGGATCTATTGCGAGAGCTTGGGGAAAATTGAATCTGGCGTTGTAACCGGATGGATCATTTGTATTTCCAGTAATACCAGCTTTACCTGCTATAGTCTCTACATAGTAAGGATACCCATTAAGTATACGTCTAATAGTAGAATTTTGAGTATCTGCTACATATAAATAAAGGCCTCCAAATCTTATTGCGAGCCCTTGTGGATTTGAAAACATCGCGGCTGATCCCGGCCCATCTGTAGACCCAGTAATTCCAGGGGTACCGGCTATGGTAGTTACTGCATACGGGCTAGATGTACTCATTTGACGTATAGTCGAATTTCCAGAGTCCACAAAATAAACTAAAGTTCCATCCGGACTTGTTACCATCTCTGCTGGATTCTTCATCAATTCATTTCTTACTGAATGTGCCCATCCACATTCATCTAAGTAACTCATACTATTTATAGTTGAGCTTGGAACTGGCAAAGAATACTTGTAGTATCCTCCGAGCAATTGTGTAAGTGCGGGCGATTTAAAACAATAATAATTCGCAATGTCTATGTTATCAAAAATAATAAAGTCCGCAGTCGTTTTGTTTGTTTCGACTGTAACTAATAATGTATCAGCGTAACCTACCATATAAAGAGTCCCTGATGACGTTATTGATAGTGACGAAGTAAGTATTGGCAAATTTGTTATATAATTATATATTACTGTTTTCGATTGAGTATCAACTGCTATAATGGTTCTTGCATTAAAATCAGGTAAATATATGATACCAGATGAATCTATTTGTATATCAGTTATGACCGTAGTTCCTATGCCAGAAATATAATATTCTTGTATTGTATTTGAATTAGTTGTATCTATTCTCGTTATACCGTTATTTGCATATAATACATAAATATATTTACCAGCTCCATCAACCGTTAGCAAATATCCGAGTGCATTTGGTAAAGTTATAGTTGAAATAATACTACCATTTGAAGTATTTATTATCACAATAGTACTACCAGAATTTAATGCACCGCACAACACGTATAGTTTACCACTATTATCTATTGATACGCTTAGTGGGTTGGTAAGACCGGTAACAAACGATGAATTTACAGTCATGTCAGAAGTTTTTACTCTTACTATATTTCCACCAGTCCAATCGGCAATATAAATATATGTACCATCCTTTTTTATAGCCATTGTATCGTATGTAGAATATGGCACGTTAAGTAGACCTGTATCGACCCCGACGCCACCATTTTTACTTATTGTTAATAAAGTCAAATCTACCAAATAATAATCAGTAGAATATGCGGCCACGAGAAAAGATGCTTGTATGGTTACTTGGTTTACGGTCGTATTCAATTTGTTATACTTGAATAGAAAGTTTCCGGCAGATGAAATATATGGAAGATATTGTGATGAACTTAGAGTAAGTATGGGTGTGTTATTGTTATTTTGATAAAATGCAATATATCCGCTTGGGGGTGTTCCAATGAAAGTCCAGTAGTTGGTTTGAGGTTTTAGGGCCGGTAATGTTACTTTAAGAGTAATCTCGGCCGCGTAATCCCCATTTGCGGGAATAGTAGCTATAGTCCCTGCTCCAGAATCAAAAGGAACATTTGCAATTGTATTTTCATGTTGTACATCACGCTCATATGTTTTTTGGAAAAAAGTAAATTCGGGCCGCTCTGTTAAAAAATAATCCTGTTTTCCTCGAGTTGCTAGATACACACTCATCTGAGTTATTCCGTGAAAAAAAAGAAAGCTTCTTACACTAGGGAAGGGATGACTACTAATATCCAATTAAGGAAATTTGATCCAACCAAGGTCGGTACAGACAAGGTCTGCGTAGTCATAGGAAAGCGTGGTACAGGAAAAAGTACCCTCGTGACTGATTTATTGTACCACAAAAAGGACATTCCCGTCGGTGTTGTCATGTCAGCGACCGAAGATGGTAATCACTATTACCGTAATTTTGTCCCAGAACTCTTTATCTACGGTGATTATTCGAGGGAAACGATAGAAAAGGTAATAGATCGACAGAAACGACTTATATCAGAAGGTAAAGATTCACCGGCTTTCATCCTTCTGGACGACTGTATGTACAATAAAGGCTTCATGAAGGATACGTGCATCCGTCAATGTTTCATGAACGGCCGCCACTGGAAAATCTTCTTTTTGTTGACTATGCAGTATTGTATGGATTTGAGTCCAGATCTCAGGGCGAATGTGGACTATGTGTTTATTCTCCGTGAAAATGTGATTCAAAACAGGGAAAGACTGTACAAAGCATTCTTTGGGGTTTTTCCGTCGTTTGAGATTTTCAACCAGGTCATGTCAGCCTGTACCGAAAACTATGAGTGTCTCGTACTGGACAACACGAGTAAATCAAATAAGCTCGAAGATTGTGTTTTTTACTATAAAGCTCCTATACGTAAGAATTTCAGGGTCGGATCAGAGGCAATGTGGAAGTATCACCAGAAGCACTACAAACCAAACCCGACCCAAAACGCCCAATTGACCAAAAAGACGAGCGCAATTTCTGTTATAAAAAAGTAATTTAAAAACTTGAGAAAAATCAGGATGCTAGATCCGAAGTTAGTCGAAGAGTACATTAAACTTTTCCCATACAAGACCCTCCTGAAGGAATTTGTTCAGGTTTACTTTCCGACAAGAGAATCGAAGGAATTGCTGGTGACCGAACTCAAGAATCGCGGATTTTGGAACCAATTAAAAAGAGGGGCCTAGATTAAAATAGAAAAGAATGCAAATCTTTGTCAAGACATTGACCGGCAAAACAATCACTTTGGAAGTTGAAGCAAGCGATACGATTTCGGGTGTAAAGGCTAAAATTCAAGATAAGGAAGGCATTAATTAAGGGGGTGCAGAAAAATACTCATCTTAACGTATCAGGGCAATGTGTTAAGGAAAAATGTTGAGATCCCTGTAGGTATGGAAAACTTCCGAGAAACGTGTATATGGTTTACTGGGTTCTATGAAGGTGAAGGTTGTATAACGAACGATATTTCAAATAATAACAAATATCGTATTCTTATTTCTCAGAACGACCCCGAACCCCTATTATGTGGTCAGAAAATTTGGGGAGGTTCTATAAGGGAAAGGAATAGAGTTACATTAACAGGAAAACAATCGAAAGGTTATGAATGGGTACTGTATTGTAAAAATGCAATTAAATTTGCAAATGATATAAGACCCTTTATGAAAATTCCTTATAAAATCGATCAAATGAATATTGCTATCCAAAAATCTAAAGAAGGTTTGAAAGATAGGAGATTCAAATGTAAATTCTGTATTAATAATTATGCTTCACCAAGTGGACGTAGACGACATGAACTTGTGAGCCATCATGCCTAATATCCAAGTATTAGTGGTGGATAACATCTACTGCGACACGACCAAATTGCGGGAAGTTCCTTAGAGCCATCGAGTACCACTCTCTTTTGGAAACATTATGAGAGGAACCCAGTTAATTGCTGGCTCCAATGGTAAAAAACTCATGGATTGGATAATCCGCAGCCAAGCCCCTAAACTCGAAAAATGCTAGAGCAAGGGGAAGGTTCAGAGACTAGATGATCGTGGGTCTGAGTGAGGTAAGCTCTCACAATGATGGCTTAAGGTATAGTCCAGCGAAGACGTGAAAGCGTTTTCTAGATCAGTGCCCGCCTGATCAACAGCGTCTTATTTTTGCTGGAAAGCAGCTTGAGGACGATCGTACCATGTCTGACTATAATATCCAGAAGGAATCAACTTTACATCTCGTTTTGAGGCTCAGGGGAGGAGATGCGCAATCCTCTCAAAAAACCCTTTCTTCTTACGTTCTCTAATTTGGTTCCGAAGATTTTGGGCCCACTGTCTGGTGGCCTCGCGAGAATGTATGGGGATTGGATTTTCCATACAGTACCTCCTGTAATGTCTCTTGCAGATACCACATGGCAAAACGTCCGTCAGGCTCTGAAAAAACAAAATGTAGCCATCTGGTGGATTTCCATCAGGCATCTGATCAATGATTGAAAATATAAAAACCCACGCAGGAGGTCCCCATATTTCGGGGTCCATTATAGTATCTACAAAGAAAAAGAAGATCAGCTGAAGACCGTGGGTTCGACCCCCACCGTGGTCGTCACATCTCAATTGAGATGGTCCAAAGGGCCGCGTAGCTTAATTGGATAAAGCGTCAGCCTTCTATTTTCTTTGTAAATAGTAAAATGGGTAGTTCTTGCAGTAGGACTCATTATGAAAATGGCAAGTGTTATTACTTGGATCAAAAAGATAGCTGTTATTTTGATTATAACTTGATGAACACTTATTTACCATGGTTAGTTTTTTTCATATTCTCTATATTATTGCTGTTGTCTGGTTACGGACTAAGTGTATCACAACCAGATAAACGAACCGGAATACAAGTCTCATTTGGAATTATATTTGTATTATGGGTGATAATTATATCAAGTATCATAAAAGCAAAGATAGAAAAGTCAGACGTTCTCAAACGTGCAACAGCATGTCCTAAGGCAGAAGCAAGAACATATAAAGGGACAATTTCAGACCAAGAAGTCCTTATCAGTTTTAAGGACTATACATATACTATAAAGTGTACAGGACAGACCGACATTACAGGAACGTATAGCCCAAGTAATATATATGAAGGTTTCATGCGGGCTAATCTCGATAAACAAGTAGTACTATGTAATAAATTAAAATTATTAGATAATAATTCAATTCAAATTGTGGATACAAATACCGACAAGCCGTACCTTAAAATGCTTATAGGAATTTCAGATTCGGATTTTAAGGAACAGATATTTAATAAGGTTTAGGGTGTGCTAAAATAGGTCCCTAAACTTTCGGGGCTTCTTTTAAATGGAGACGATGGATTTCTCAGGAACTTCTGATATATCCCAACTCATAACAAAACCACAGGAGCCACCAACTGAGATTCTTATAGAGGAAAAAAAACTCGGCGAATCTCAAATGATGGAATTTACGAGCTCGATTGAGGACCTTGTTGGGCCCGAGCCAACAATGCAGAATGACTCTATATATACTAATGTAACTTCTGGAAGGGTAACTGGTCTCGCACCAGGCGAAAGTACCCCAGTAAAAAAATCCAAGGCAGCAAACCCTTTTAATCTCACTGACGAACAGTACATAGCCGCAATTGCCGGTATAGTCGCAGCCGTTTCAACATCTTCGATAGTTCAGTCCCGTATCTCTTCAATGGTACCAAACCCTCAGGGTATGAATGGGTCTCTTGCAACGGCTGTCATAGCAGCAATACTCTTTTATTTTGCAATGAGGTTCCTAAAGAAGTGAGTCCTTTATAGTTTGGCCGCAGTACTTTGATTCCCTTACTGGCTCATAGATACCAATGTCCTGGGCAATTTGTCTGAGTTCTTTAAAATTGTCCCAAAAGTGAGAAGAGTGATCATATTCTGGCACGGTCGAATGGGCCAACTCGTGTAACAGAACATACATAGCCGAGTTTATGTCACTTTCATTATCAATAGCTATATATATTTCGTATCCCTTGTTTATATTGTACGCAATTGTATCTGATTTTTTCTTGAGTCCAGTAATTATTGATCTCTTTTCACAAAGATTACTGTACTTTTCATTGAATCTCAGGTGGTCCGCAAATTTATTGTACCTCTTTTTAATCTGTCTGAGAAGGGGATCTTCTCTATTGAAAATAAGTATAAGTACTACTAAAAATACAAGGGTCCACACAAGTACAGACTTTATCATTCCTAGTACTAGCGCCTAAAAACAAATTTGGAATATATCGAAAATGATTCCCCCCATAAAATAGGCACGAGTCCAATATCTGATGTTACTTTTTCTCTGGTAACCACTGGTTCCTCTACAGGACCTCCTTCGTAATATGGAACTCCTGAGATGTAGACACCTATTTTTCCTGGAACTGACCCATCAAAAAGTTGAATTCCATTTTTGGAAGCCTCTCCGAATCTATCAGGATCTGGCACGATTCCCAAAAGTAATCCACCGGGACGCAGACGTCTCAGTATTTCCTGATACTCTGAAGGATCCTGGTACTGAAACGAAAAGTTGTAGCACACGACATCAAATTGTTCATCAGGCGCATCTCGTATAAGACCTACTATAAACCTTGGTCTCCATCCAAGTTTACCGGCCCTTCTTCGAGCCTCCTGTATAGCCACTGGATTGGGATCAAAACCAGTATATTCAACCTCAAGAGAGCGCCATTTATGGATATCCCCTCCTTGACCACAGCCTGCATCAAGGACTTTTGAACCTTTCGGGACCCATTTTTGTAAAAACTCCCTCTTGATGTCGTTATTTGTTCTCCTCATGATATATATTAGATTCTTTTCTTTAGTAGCTTAAAGTTTTTATTCTTGTGTAAAGTAGAAATGGATACTCTTGAGCAAGATTATCTTACTGTTCCGGGTCAGCTGTACGCTTGTATCTCCATTGTTGGTCCAGATTGTCCACAGAAGACTGATAAGTTTGGAATCAAGATTCGCGGTACGTTCCCGTCTAAGGATGATGCCGAGCGTCACGCCAAGCGTCTTCAGAAGGAGGATGCCACATTCGATATCTACGTAGTTGACATGTACAAGTGGCTTTTGGTTCCGCCTGACCGCGACCACATCGAGGATGTTCATTATTCCAACGAGAAGCTCGAGGAGATTATGACAAAGTATCGCGATAACCAGCGTATGGCTGCATCTATGTTCGAGCAGCGCAAGCGTGACATGATGGCAAAACCAATCCCAGGAAGCGAGACTCCATATATTACCCCGAACGACGAGAACTCAAAGTTTTACACAAAGCCAGACGTTCCGCCCATTCCCCATCCAGCTGAAATCGTCGAGGAGCTGCGTAAGGAGTTTCCGGACAAGACCGTTCAGGAGTTGGTCGCATTGGCTGACGCAAAGGTCAGCGAGGAAATTGAGCGTCGCGCAAAAGAAAATATTGATAAACAGGTAAAGGAGAATGAAGGTCCAAGCAATACTACTGATTCTGGTGACGGTTCTAGCAGTGTTCCTGATTCTCCGGTCGTCTAAGAAATCCGGTTTTGATTCACCGGAAAGTGACAGGGAATTTCAAGCTAGAGAAGAAGCAAAACTATCATCCCTACAAGCAGGTTTCAAGTCACCCGAAACTGAAGAGGAGGCTGACGCTCAGAGAGCAGAGTTACGTCTAGAGTATGAACGAGATGTATACCAACGCAACTTAGGAACTTCTACAGAAGCATACGGAGGCCTAGAACTTGGCCAAGGTAATTCAGCAATTTTAAAAGACCTGGAAGGGGCCGTAAATCAAAGAAATTATCCGATGGTTGGAAAAGATCAGGGAGCACTTGATTATACTTCAGGTCCTATTATGGACGTTTCCCCAGTAAACGCGGTTCCCGTGGATGTAAATACACTCCCATATCCAATTGAGGGATATAATCTATTACCAGAATTTTTAGATGAATCTGATATAGAAGGAGCTGAAACTCCTCTACTAGATTTATACGTACCGAATGTTCCAATGATTTCCCCAATGATGCCCTCATCACCACTTTTGCCCCCTCCCCCAATGATGCCCCCTCCCCCAATGATGCCCCCTCCCCCAATGATGCCCCCTCCCCCAATGATGCCCTCATCACCACTTTTGCCC